TAAACTTCATCTTACCGTTGACATTGAAGAACTAGATGATGAAAGTCAATTAGCGTTAGCTCAAGGTATTAATATCATTAAAGAACAGTACAATAACGCATTAGTACAACTTTTAGAGAATTATGATATTAAGCATAATCTACGCAATTTTGACTCAACTCGTATGGAGAATGTAATTGCAGAGACGTACTAGGTTTAGTAATTTTGAAATTAGTTTAGGTATTGCTTTAATACTAGCAATGCCATTAGGTATATGGAAGGAGATTGAGCTATTAACAAGTTTCGTGAAATTTTTGATAAGTACCTTCTAATAGCCTTAGCCGCTATAGCAGATATAGTTCTAATAATAAATGTTATTCACCACTGGTAGAACTATGGCAAGACGGCAGACATTAAAAATTCCTAAGAACCCTAGAAAATTCAATATCTGGGAGTCTAATGGATTAAATGAGATATTACAAAATACCCATCAGCTATTAGCTAATATGGATACTTTATCTATTGAGCAAGACCTGCATATTCATGAGTTGGGTACTATGAATATGCCTATACATTTACTATATGATATTTGTGAGGCTTATGGTATTTTGTATAATAAACTATTAAAAGAACAGTTACTCATAACTGCGAACCCAATTCAAAATAATAACTACCATTAAAGGAAATTAAAATATGGCATGGACAGAAGAACAAAAAACATCAGCAATCGCATCTTATGAAGCAGCAGGCCCAACACCTGAAAATTCAGTAGAAATCATTAAAGAAATTGCAGAAGAGTTGCAACAAACACCTAATGGTGTACGTATGATTTTAGTACAAGCTGGCGTTTATGTTAAGAAAGAAGCATCAAGCACTAGTACTGGTACTAAAGCTAAAGCAAGCGGTGATGCTCCGAAACGTGTTTCAAAAGAGTCCCAGATTGCTGAATTACGTTCAGCTATTGAAGCTTCAGGCGCTGAAGTGGATGACGAAATCTTAGAGAAGTTGACTGGTAAAGCAGCAGCTTACTTTGCTACTGTAGTTACAGCTGCATTAAAATCAGGCGACTAAATGGCAGCTAAATTCGCACTAACTGACTTATTACGTCATAAGACTAGCGGGCAACTATGCACTATAGTAAGTAGGACAGAATTCCCTAGTTTTAAAAGAGGAAAAACCCCTACTACTATCTATACCGTTAAGTTTTGGAAGGATAGTCAGTTAGTACGGGTTCAATATAATGAAGATGATTTGGAGTTACCACTATGGGCAGATTAGAGCTGTACGACAGAGATATTAGAACTATTAGAACAATGAAAGGCTCTGGATACTCTGAAAAAGAGATTAGAGAGTTGGTTCTAAGAGAGCTATCTCAACTAAAACAAGAAGTTGACAGAATGTATGTTGACCAGCTTAACTACATTGAGGAGGTATTTAATGGCGAGTCTGCTCAAGAAACGCACTAGCGGCGAAGAACGTTTAGATGCTCTTAATATGGAGAGGGTTATTGCTGCCTTAAACAGTGAGAAACCTATTACTAAGACAGCTGCTTGCGCTATGCTTAATATTGCCTATAATACTACTAGGCTTGATAAGTTAATTAATTCCTTCCTAGAGAAGAAAGCGCAAGATGCAGCACGTAGAAAAGCTAAACGTGGCACTCCAGCATCCCCCGATGAAGTTAGTCATATTGTAACTGAGTATTTAGAAGGTGCAACCATTGATGCTCTTAGTAAGGCAGTATATAGAGGACCAGAATTTATTAAGCGTGTACTAGAGTCTAATGACATTACGCTTAGAGCAGCCTCTCATGATTACTTCCACCCAGAGCTAATACCTGATGGTGCAGTTCGTACAGAGTTCAAAATCGGTGAACGAGTGTACTCTGCTAGATATGATAGTATAGCTGAAATTCGTGGAGAAGTTCCACATAAAGATGGTAAAGTTTACCGTGTATGGCTAGATGCACAGGAAGAAAATGCGTATCAGCCTGCATGGGAGCTTGCCTCTTTACAACATCTTCGGGATAAGGGTATTAGTATATAGTAGTTTTATAGCAGGTATTAGCAATAATATCTGTTAGTAAAATTATTAACCTGCGCCAAAGGTAAAAAATGTCAGACTTAATATTAAATATACGCTTTGGCGTACGACACCTACAAATTACTTGGGATGGTATAATTACTTTCCAAGAAAACACATACTGGAAAACAGTAAAACCCACTACATGGTTTAAAATCTACCAAATCGGTAGTTTTAACTGGGATTAAGGACTGAAATGAAAATAAGCAAATTACTGATAGAAAATGTATATGGTTGCACTATAGAGGAATTAGAGGGTAGGAGAGCAGGTAGTAGTACTGGTACAGCCTTAAAAATTATAGGTCAGGCTATGTTATCCCCCGAATATCCTATAAGTATTCATGAAGTAGATAATACTGTAGCTAGAGATTTATCTTTAGTAGATTTGGTTCACTCTATTCTAGCTAAATTAGAACTAAAATATTTTAAAGTAAATAAATCTGCACGTACTATAACGTATTACCCCTTTATTGAGATAGATTAAATGGCAGAACAACCAGTAAGCGAAACAATCTTTGAACGCACAATTTATAGTAATGAAGTAAAAGCATACCAGTTAAGAGTAGTAGCTAATCTTTTCCGTGATGTAGAGTATTTGCATATTAGGAAGTATTTCCAAACCTTTGAGGGCGAATATGCCCCTAGTAAAGAAGGAATATCAATTCCTATGAGTATTCAAAATATTTATGCTATATTAGATGCCTTAATTGAATTATGTGCCAAAGCAGAAACAGTAGACTCTATAACAAAGCACTTTAGCGATAAAATTAAAGACTTGACAGATAAAGCAGAATAGCGTATAATAGTTTCTTAAATTGAGAAAAGAACAAAATGCAAAACATTAAAACATATTTAGATGCGTGTTCAGAAGCCTACTATAATGGTAGTCCTATTATAAGCGATGAAGTATTTGATGCTTTAGCAGACTCTATTGGCTACGGTTCCGTAGGTGCTAAACAGCACGAAGATACAGAAAAGCACTATTTCCAAATGTATAGCCTTCAAAAATTCTATGAGGGTGAGGACATGAAAAAACCATTAGAAGGTATCAGTGATGTTGTATATAGTCTTAAACTTGACGGAGCCGCTATTGATATTCTTTATATTGATGGTACTTTATCACGGGTAATGACTCGTGGCGATGGTATTGAGGGCAAGGTTATTACGGATAAGTTCTTAGTATCTAATATTATACCCCATAAAATTAAACAGATGGGTGTAGTACAAATTACTGGTGAAGTAATGGCTCCTAAGCATATTGAAAATGCCCGTAATTATGCGGCAGGTTCTTTAAATCTAAAAGATACAACAGAGTTCAAAACCCGTGCTCTAGAGTTCTTTGCTTATGGCGTACAGCCTAATATCCATGATACCTATGTTGATGATATGAAACAGCTTCGTAGAGAGGGCTTCAAAACTGCTCATGGAGAGTTTGAGTTAGATAAAACATACCCTTGCGATGGTATGGTATTTAGAGTAAATAGTAATAAAGTATTTAATGAAATGGGCTATACTGCTAAGTTCCCTAGAGGGGCTTATGCTCTAAAAGAAAGAAATGAGGGTGCAGACACCATTTTATTAGATGTAGTATGGCAAGTAGGAAAAAGTGGTAAAGTTACACCAGTAGCCATACTAGAAGAAGTAGTCATTGAAGATGCAAAAATTACTAGGGCAACATTAAATAATATTGACTTTATTGAGGCTTTAGATATTCAAATCGGTGATACTGTTCATGTTATAAGGGCAGGTAGTATCATTCCATGCATCACACATAAGGTTAATGGTTAGGCATTAAAAAAATTAACTTGCATTATATAACAAATTTCTGTATAATAGTATCTTGAAATGAAAAAACAAACAATTATTAAAAAAGACACTTGCCAATGAAAAAAATAGTTGCCCCTACCTCTTGCCCTTGCTGTTCCAGTCCTCTGGAATTAGTAAATGCTCAGCTTTTTTGTAGAAATATTACTTGCCCTGCTCAAGTTAGTGGAAAGTTAATATCCTTTGCAAAAAACATGGGTATTAAAGGCATGGGTGAGAAAACTATTGAGAAACTTGGGCTAGAGTCTATAATTGATTTATATTACCTAGACGCAGTAGAAGCAACAGAAATTCTAGGAAGTAAAGTAGCAACTAAGTTATTAGATGAAATTGAGAAAAGTAAACAAGCAGACTTCGCCACAGTATTGGCGTCTATGAGTATTCCCTTAGTTGGAAACACACTCTCTTCAAAGCTCGCTAGTGTTATTAACTCTTTTGAAGATATTACCTTAGATAACTGTAAAAAGGCAGGATTGGGCGATAAGGCTTCTGCCAATTTACTAGAATGGAAAGAGTTTGAGTATCAAGAATTAAAAGACTTTCTACCTTTTGATTTCAAAGAGAAAAAGGCAGTACAAAGTAATTTAACTTTAGGCACAATTTGTATTACAGGTAAACTCAGCAGTTTCAAAACTAAAGCAGAGGCAACTGCTAAATTGAACACTTTGGGGTATATAGTTGTTGATACTTTAACTAAAGCAGTAAGTATTCTAGTAGATGAAAGTGGTAAAGGCAGCTCAAAAAGAACTACCGCAGAAGAGCGCGGATTACAAATCGTAACTGACTTAAGTCAGTTCATAAATTTAATGGAAAAATAATATGACAGAAGTAACTAAAAAATGGAATGACGAAACAGTAGCTCAATTGAATACTATCGTAGGTTCAGAGTCACCAGTATCAGGTGCAACAGTAGAAAAAGCAGCAGAAGCATTAGGTTTGAGCGTTCGTTCAGTTGCTGCTAAATTGCGTCAACTTGACTTCACAGTAGAGTCAATGGCTAAAGTTAAAACAGCTACATTTACTGAAGAGCAATCAGCTGATTTGGCAGACTTCGTTAATGCAAATGCAGGCAAATATACTTATAAAGATATTGCTGAAAAATTCAACGGTGGCGAGTTCAATGCTAAACAAGTTCAAGGTAAAATTCTTGCTTTGGAATTGACTGGTAGTGTTAAAGCTGCTGAGAAAGTTGAAGCAGTTCGTACATATACTGAAGCTGAAGAAGCTAAGTTTATCAAAATGGTTAAAGCAGGTTCCTTCATTGAAGAAATCGCTGAAGCTCTAGGTAAGAAAGTTGCATCAGTACGTGGTAAAGCATTAAGCTTAACTCGTCAAGGTCAAATTGACGGTATTCCTGCACAAAAAGAAAGCCATGCTAAAGCATCAGAAGATGTTATTGAAGCTTTAGGTTCTAAAGTAGCTAATATGACTTTAGCTCAATTAGTAGAAGCTACTGGTAAAACAGACCGTGGTTTGAAAACATTGTTAACACGTCGTGGTATCACTTGTGCTGATTATGACGGTGCAGCTAAACGTGCTAAAGCAGAAGCTAAAGCAGCGGCTTAAGTAATACTAGATTGATAAAAGCCGAGAGCAAATAAAACAGCTCTCGGCTTTTTTATTGGAGGAACTTCTATGAAAGTTAAACTATCGTACTATGATACAGTGTCGCTTACTATTGATGAAGTAGTTAAGCAGGCTAAGCACGACCATGGTCCAGGTGTGACAGTAGAAGTATACCCAGAGTCAAATACTCCTAGTGATATACTTTACTTTGCACTACAACAAATGATAACCGTTGAGCAATTATCACTATTCTATAGTAGTGGTAGCACATATCAACAAGATTTAAAAAAGCTAAAGAGCGACATTCTATTCAAGATAGAAGAAATATTAGATGAAGTCATATTAGATAACGAACATAAGGGGACGTAATGGATATTTCGGCAATAGTCGTAAATAAACTACTCTCTGAGCAGAGTCCCGAAGTATGGGCTAAACTAAAGTTATCTTTTCTAGACCCATCTTATGCCACTGTTTATAGTGCAGTTAATAGATACTATGATAAATATAATGCTATACCGTCATTTGAAGATTTAGAGTTAGCCAGTAATAGAGAAAGCCCTACACAAAAAACTCTAGCATCACTTAAGTTATTAGATACTTCTGATATTAGTGCAGAAGTGGCTCTAGATGCTTTAATTGACCAATATACACAGAATGAAACAATCAAGATGCTGGATAAGTTTCTTGATAAATTGCCTATCTACGATACGGCAGAAGTAAAAGATAGTTTAGCTAATATAGTACTTACACTTGATGAAAAGACTCTCACAACAGAGGGCGTGTATAGTATGGATAATATTATGCTATTTAAGCACCCAGACGACTTAGCTAAGGATAAAGTACACTTAGGTTTGAATAATACATTCGACTCAGTTCTAGGCGGATGTACTAGAGAAGAGTTAGTATTAATTGGTGGTAAGCGTGGTTCAGGTAAGTCTATTACTTGTAGTAATCTTATGGCTAATCAATATGAGGCAGGCTTTAGTTCTGTATACTTCAGTATTGAAATGACGGGTTACGAAACACTAGAACGTAATATGAGTATTTTAGCTGGTGTTAATCATCAAAGTTTAAAACAAAATAAACTTACTAATGAAGAACTACTAAAAGTAGTAAAAGTCCGTGCTGATATGTTTGAAGATGCAGGTGACTTAGTTGAGCAGTATAAAGAGCATCGTGATAGATATAAATTTGAAGAAGAGTTAGTAAAGACTAAAGAATTAAAAGCAGATAATCAAATGATTATCATTGATGACCGTGCATTGACCCTAAGCAGCATCGACTTACACTTGGGGAAATTAAAGGCAAAGTTTGGTGATAAGCTAACCTTATGCGTTATTGACTATCTAAACCAAATTGTCGTAGAGGGTGCAAGTCAGTTTGATTGGCAGCCACAGATTATCGTTTCTAAGAAACTTAAGGAACTTGCACGTAAGTATAAAATCTTAATGGTTTCGCCCTATCAGATTGACGCTGCAGGTGAAGCAAGATTTGCTAAAGGTATCTTAGATGCTGCAGATATTGCTCTTATTATGACAGCTCATGATAAAGAAGCTAATGCTATATCTTTTGAAACAACTAAAATACGTGGTGCTAAAGAAATGAACTTTACCAGCTCTATGGATTGGGATAGTTTAAGAATTTCTCCAGTTAGCGTAGATAAGCCAGAAGAAAAAGAAACTATTAAAAAAGCAGGAAAGAAAGAAAAAGTTAAAGTAGATGACGATAAAGGAGACATACCATGGAACTAAACATAGTGGAAAGTCTTCTACAGGAAAAGAAAATTACTTACCGTATTCAGGGGGCAGATTTTGTAACACTCTGCTTAAACCCTGAGCATGAAGATACTAACCCTTCCATGCGTATTGATAAGATTGATGGTAAGTTCCATTGTCTATCTTGTGGCTTCAAAGGTAATATCTTTAGACACTTTGGTATTTTAACTAATCATACATCTATTAGAGTAGCTAAACTTAAAGAAAAGTTACGAGAACTACAAGAAGCTACCAGAGAGCTGGATTATCCAGAGGGATATAGACCTATTACTAGAGAATTCCGTGGCATTAGTCTAGAAACATTAAAACACTTTGAAGCATTCACGTGCGACTCTGGTGATTTAGCTGATAGAGTAGTATTCCCTATGCGAGAAATTACTGGCAAGATTGCAGTATTCGTTGGGCGTCATGCACTATCAGCAGGCAATCCTAGATATATAAACTATCCTCGTGGTGTAACTCTACCAATGTTTCCCTCTATTATTAAGTGTAAACATTTAGTAATAGTTGAAGGTATGTTTGATATGTTAAATCTATATGATAAAGGTTTAACTAACGTAGCAGCTATTAACGGTACTAATGCTTTAACAAGTTCTGCTAAACAAAAACTAAATCCATTTAAGATGCAAGGCACTACTAAGATATTTATATTATTTGATGGTGACGATGCAGGTAGAGAAGCAGCAGATAAATTAAAACCAATACTAGAAGAACTGGAATTCACTGTAGAAATAGTTCCTGTACCAGATGGAACAGACCCCGGAGATTTCTCACAGGAAGATGTTGATATGTTAAAGGCGTATATAGAATGAGCTATTTAGATAAACAAGACAATGTAATAGAAAGATTTAAAAAGTTTAGAAAAGAAACTGGCTCAGAAATATCTTTCTCAGAATACCATGTTTTAGTTAATAGTATTAAAGATACCGAAACAGGTAGAACATCTTTTAAAGAGTCTAGTAGTTGGGATACTTGTGAAAATGTAGATAGACAAGGCGGAAGTTTCTCAGCCAGTGAATTAAATGATACAGGGTGGCACTAATGACAAAAATAGCAATTATAGATAAACAGCCAAGCAAGAATAAGTACGAGAACTACTTTGATTTTGATTTTGACCTATTTCATATGTCATCAATTCCTGTCCCTAAACTGTTAAAGAAGGACATAGATTTAGAAGTTGATTTAACTCCATATGACTTTGTAATTCTAGTAGGTTCAGAAGCAGCTAAGAATTATGCTAAAATTACATCAGTAACAAACTTTGCGGGTATATTAGTAGATGGGAAGTTTCTAGCAATTAGTAATCCTGCGATGCTAATCTTTAAGCCAGAAGGTAAGCCCGAGTTTGAGAATACAGTAAAACGTATTACAGCGTATATTAATGGTACAGTAACAAATGCAGCATTAACTGGTGACTTCGATGGTATTACTACAGAAGAAGAGGCTTGGGAGTTTCTGCATGAAGTATTAGATAGTAATGTAGAGTCAGTTGCAATAGATACGGAAACAACATCGCTATACCCAAGAGATGGGTATTTATTAGGTGTCTCTATTTCGTATAAAGAAAAGCATGGTAGATACATTGATGCAGATGTAATGACACCAGAGCATATTGAAGTATTACAGAAAATTGTTGATAAGTACAATATAGTAATGCATAATCTAAAGTTTGACTATAAGTGGCTTCAGTATCATTTTGGATTAAAGTTCCATGATGATAGAATGGATGATACTATGGTTGAACACTACGTATTAGATGAAACAGAAGGCTCTCATGGTCTTAAAGGTTTAGCACTAAAACATACTGCCTACGGCGACTATGATAGTGAACTAGATACTTTTAAGAAAGAGTATTGTAGACAACATGGTATAACAGAGGCAGAATTTACGTATGACCTTATCCCTTTTCCTATTATGTGCAAGTACGCTGCTATTGATACTGCTGTAACAATAGAATTACATAATAAATTTAGACCAATTATTAAGAATCATGCTAAGTTAGGTTGGGTATATGATAATATTCTGATGCCTGGAATTATATTCCTAACTCATATGGAAGAAGTTGGTATCCCTATGGATACTGATAGGCTAATAGGGGCTGAGGGTTATCTAGATAAGTGGATTACCGAAGCTAAGGAAGAAGTATATAACTATGATGAAGTTAAAAGATTTGAGAAAGTTACTGGAAAAATATTTAATCCCAACAGTGTGCCTCAGCTTCGTAGTCTACTTTTTGATTATTGTGGTCTTACGAGCACTGGGAAATTAACTGCTACTGGTGCACTTTCAACAGATGCCGAAGTTTTGGAAGAGTTGAGTGAGATACATCCATTACCTAAGGCTATCTTGAAAGTTCGCCAGCTAGGAAAGATTAAATCTTCCTACATTAGTAAGATTTTACCCGAACTTGATAAAGATGCACGTATTCGTACTAATTTTAATCTTACATTCACTACATCAGGAAGGTTAAGTTCTAGTGGTAAATTCAATGCACAGCAAATCCCCCGAGATGACCCCATTATTAAAGGCTGCATTAAAGCCCCAAAAGGTTACAAGATTGTATCACAAGATTTGGCAACAGCTGAAGTCTACTATGCTGCGGTATTGGCTAAAGATGTAGCAATGCAGAAAGTATTTAGCGGTGGCGGAGACTTACACTCTAGCATTGCTAAAATGGTATTCCAATTACCCTGTGCAGTAGAAGATGTTAAAAAGTTACACGCTTTAGATAGACAGGCTGCAAAAGCTATTACCTTCGGTATTTTATATGGTTCTGGACCTGCAAAGGTTGCTGAGTCTGTGAATAAAGAGGGTGGTAATATGACAGTATCTGATGCTCGTGATGTTATTAAAGATTACTTTAATACTTTCAAGGGTGTTAAGAAATGGTTAGCAGAAAGAAAAGATTTCATTGAAGCTAATGGTTATACATATTCTTTCTTTGGTCGTAAACGTAGATTAGCTAATGTATTCTCTCCCGATAAAGGTATTGCTGCTCACGAAGTACGTTCTGGTATTAATATGGAAGTACAGTCTTTAGCCTCTGATATGAACTTATTGGGCGCTATTGATACTCAGAAAGAGTGTGATTTAAAAGGTCTCGATGCTAAAATCTTTATGTTAGTACATGACTCTATCGTGGCATTAGTTAAAGAAGAACACGTAGAAGAATACTGTGAAATTCTAAAACGTAATACACAGAAAGATAGGGGCTGCTCTATTCCAGGTACTCCAATTGGAGTAGACCAAGAAATTGGTGATGACTATTCTTTTGGTAAGTTTGATAAGCGTTATACTCTTGAAGAGGGCATGTTAGTTCGTATTGAGGATAAATAATGAAGTTAGCAGATATATCCTGGCCTGTGTATAAATTAGGGACTATCCAGCCTCTAGAGGAGGACGGGGTAGTCTTCTATCTTAATCAATATAAAGAAGATGAAGATGTAAAGATACGCATAGTAGATGATACTAACGTATTTGGAGAGTCTTTAGCAGTACGACGTATGCAGTTAATGAAAGATAAAGCCCCTCTATTTAAAATAAAACAAGCAGTATTCTTTTTATCTGATTTAATTAAATTAGCTAAAGGGAGTAGAGTTTGGTTTATTGATAGTAGGGGGCGCACTTTCCAGTATAAGAAGTCTAGGTTAGTATCTCTTACATTTGTTAAAATAGAAAAGGTATTTCCAATTAAAACAGGCGGAAGTATTCTACTACTACAGGGTTTAGAACAGCGATTTAAAACTATGTATAAAGTAGACCCTAAACTGAAGTATGCTGGACTACTTGAGCTAGATAGCAAAACTAAATTATTATATGGGCTTTATGAAGAACAACCCAAAGATACTAGGAGAAAGGTATGATATACTATATACCCGTAAAGATGCGTGTAGATACGGATAAAAAACTAATAAGTCTAGTATTAGAGTCTGTTATTGAAGGTACTGATAGGCTATGGAATAATACCCCTGAACTAGAGGGTCGACATAGACCTATACTAATAGATAATGAGTTAATATGGGCTAGTCCAGTGTACTCTGAGTATAAAGAAGAAAAGTATGAATATTACTGAACTAATAGAGTTAGTAAAAAGTATAGTAATATCTGATGAAGATATTATTGAACTTAATGCCAGACTTGAAGCCTTACCCATAGAAGAGCCAAAGCCTATAGACCCCGATATAAGGTATACTATATGAATGAACTAAAAGATTGTCCTATGTGTAACTCTAAAGCTACTATTGATAGCACAGCAGTATTAGAGTATTCTGGAAAAGACTGGCAAACTATTACAGTAGAGTGCTCGAAAGAAAAGTGTGGTATGTCTTTATCTTTAGATATGGATTTTTACTATACTAATAATGGCTGGCAGAAGATGATAGATATGTGGAATAGCCTATGAAAGCAACAGTATCAAATCGTATCTATCTAAGAGTAACTCCCGAGATTAAAGCAGATATACAAAAGAAATTAACTTATAAGCTAGAAAAAGACTTTACACCAGGTAAATTTACCTCTAATATAGAAATTATTAAAACTTATAAAAATGTATCAGATGTTATCATGTCTATACCACAAGGAAGATTTGACTTACTCCCAGAGGATTATGAATTAGTAGACAATAGAGTTTTAGTACCATGTGATTTTCCTGCGCCAACAGCGGATTTATTTCCCGAACAATTTGAGATTTACGACCAAGTAGATGATAGTTGTATGATTAATGCGTTACCAGGTTGGGGCAAGACTTTTACTGCACTACACATAGCTAAAAAGCTAGGGCAGAAGACTTTAGTAATAACACATACTGCAGCTCTTCGAGACCAGTGGATTGAAGAAGTTAGAGAGCTTTTCGGAATCGAACCAGGCGTTATTGGTGGGGGAAAGTTCAGTACTGACTCATGCATAGTAGTAGGAAATGTACAAACTATAACTAAGAATACATTAGAGTTAAGTAAGTTATTTGGTACAGTAATCCTAGATGAAATGCATCACGTAAGTGCAACAACATTTAGTACTATAGTGGATAATATGCATGCCCGCTACCGTATCGGGCTAAGTGGTACACTAATTAGGAAGGATAAGAAACATGTATTATTTAACGATTATTTTGGGTTCAATATTTTCAAGCCAGCAAAGAACAATACTCTTGACCCTACTGTGCATATCTATAAAACAGGTATTCCCCTCAAACTAAATGTTCCTTGGGTTCAGAAAGTAAATGCTCTATTATATGACCCAGACTACCAACTACTAATAGCGGGTATTGCTGCTCAGAAAATAATGGCAGGATATAAAGTACTAATAGTTGCAGATAGAACAGAATTCTTAGAGAATGTAAATACTTTACTAAGAGAACATAGTTCTTTATTAGTAACTGGTGATAGTGATAAAGATGATAGAGATTTTGCTAAGTCCGCTATCAATAGTGGTGATGCTAATTGTATTTGCGGAAGTAGACAAATATTTGCAGAAGGTATTTCAATCAATGCCTTAAGTTGCTTAATTCTACCAACTCCTATGAATAACGACAGTTTACTAGAACAATTATGCGGGCGAGTAATGCGCATATTTGAGGGTAAGAGAGACCCTATAGTTATTGATATGCAGTTCTCGGGATATGCTGACAAAAAACAGAACAACTCTAGATTAGCATTTTATTTAGGCAAGGGGTGGGAAGTAAAGTACTCTTAGGCAACGAAAACTTTTAGTTTAAGCTAGGGGTTGCTATAAAATTGACTTGCCAAATATTACAAATGAGCGTATAATATTATCTTGAGTTGAGAAAACAATAATTTTTAAAAGGCACAAATGCTATTCTATAATCTAGATAACCTTTTAAAAGAAGCAAACGGTGATAGTAATAAATTAGTTAAATCACTATATGATTACTACCTATATAAGAATAAAAACCTTAATGGTTATTATTTACCAAAGTATTCTTTACTCGGTGGTACAAGTTATTTAACTAATCCAAAGTCTTTATTTAACGATACTAAAACATTAGTAACGCATAAAGCCCAGTATATCATACTAGCTGGAAAAAGAGAGTATGGAGTATATGCAGAATATGGGATTACATCTTTAGATTTAACTTTCTTCCCAGACCTAAATATAGATAAGATTCAAACAAATCCGCTATTAAAAATAGTAAAAAATCAATTAAACTTTAAATACGAATAAAGGAAATACAAATGGCATTAGCATTTGGTAAAACAGCAGGTAAGGCAGTTAAAAGTTCAGTAGACTCATATGTTTACAAAGATGGAGAAAACTCAGTACGTTTAATCGGTGGCATTTTACCACGTTATGTATACTGGGTAAAAGGTACTAATAATAAAGATATTCCACTAGAGTGTTTGTCTTTTGACCGTGAACAAGAAAAGTTCACTAATAAAGAGGTAGACCATGTACAGAAGTTCTTCCCAGACGTTAAATGTTCTTGGGCATACTCAATCAACTGTATCGACCCTACTGATGGTAAAGTTAAGGTTCTTAACCTTAAAAAGAAATTATTTGAGCAAATCCTTAGTGCTGCCGAAGATTTGGGCGACCCTACAGATTTAGATAAAGGTTGGGATGTAGTATTTAAACGTGCTAAAACAGGTCCTCTACCATTTAACGTTGAGTACACTTTATCAGTATTACGTTGCAAACCACGTGCATTGAATGATGCAGAGCGTGCAGCTGTAAAAGAAGCTAAAGATATTGATGAGTTGTATCCTCGTGCCACTTCAGCAGAAATCTTAGCGTCACTTGAGCGTATTACTTCTGGTGGTGACGAAACTGAAGATACAGCAGCTAGCGTTGCAGAAAAAGAGGCTGTTAAAGACCTTTAATATCTGAAAAAAGCCCTCCACTATGTGAGGGCTTTTTCATCTGGGAGAATAAATGAAAGTAATGTTCAGTGCCGATTGGCATATTAAACTGAATACAAAAAGTATTCCAAATGAGTGGGCTATTAATCGGTACAACATTCTATTTAATGAGATACATCAACTAGAAAAAGAAGTAGATATACATATTATTGGTGGGGATATTTTTGATAAACTACCTAATATGCAGGAACTGGAACTCTACTTTAAATTCATTAGTGCCTGTAAGATTAAAACCCTTATATATGCGGGTAATCATGAAGCACTAAAGAAGAATACTACATTCCTTAGCCACTTAAAAGAAGTAAGTAATAACATTAATCCTTTAGTAGAAATTATAGACGAATTCTATTCTTTAGAGAATATAGATTTTATTCCATATAATAAACTAAAAGAACCTTGGCCAGCATTTGAAGGACATATTTTATGTACTCATGTTCGTGGAGAAATCCCGCCACACGTCAAGCCTGAAATAGATTTAGATTTATTCAATAACTGGGAAGTAGTTCTAGCAGGAGATTTACACAGCTATGAAAACTCGCAAAGAAATATTCTCTATCCTGGAAGCCCCGTTACTACTAGCTTCCATCGTAATCTTGTGGGTACTGGTGTTATTATACTTGATACCAAAAATTTCTCCCATACTTGGGTAGAGTTAAAAGTACCTCAGTTAGTACGTAAAACTATTACTAACCCAGAGGAAATGATTGCTACTGACTATCACCATACTATATATGAGTTAGAAGGTGATATTACTGAGTTAGGTGGAATTAAGGACTCAGCTTTATTAGATAAAAAGATTGTTAAACGCGATACTGATGTAGCCCTAATATTGGAGCCTACTATGTCTATTGAAGACGAAATTACAGAGTATCTACGATACATTATTCAAGTACCTGATAGTACTATAGAGGCTGCTCTAAAAGAGTACCATGATAACATAAAAGGATTAAGATGATTACAGTATACTCTAAAACTAATTGTCCAGGTTGTGAAAGCTTGAAGAAAGAATTAGATGCTAAAAATATTCCCTATAATACAGTATTGATTGATAAAGATGTAGAAGGTAAAATCAAAGTATTAGAGGCCGGCTTTAGGTCAGTGCCCCAAATATTTGATGAAGTATCTCAAAGTTTCATTAGTAGAGAACAGGCAGGTCTATGATAACATTGCAGACCCTAAACTGGAGCGACTGTTTCTCTTATGGGCCTAATAATTCTCTAACCCTAGATAAAGACCCAATAGTACAGTTAGTTGGTAAAAACGGACATGGTAAGTCCAGTATTGGTTTATTACTAGAAGAAGTATGTTATAATAAGAACTCTAAGGGCACTAAGCGTGCTGATGTTCTTAATAGATACTCCAACGCTAAGAAATATAGTATTGAGCTAACTTTTAATAAAGATGGTGATACTTATAAGATTGAAACAGTTAGGGGCGCTTCTAGTAGTACCAAACTTACTAAAAATGGTATAGATATTAGTTCCCATACAGCGACAGGCACTTTAAAACTAATAGAAGAAGTAATTGGTCTTGATAGTAGTAGTTTTGCACAGTTAATCTATCAAAGCTCGGCTTCAAGCCTAGAATTCCTTACAGCTACAGATACTAATAGAAAGAAGTTTTTAATAAACTTACTAAATCTTGAGCATTATACTAAAGCTCATGATACTTTCAAAGAGCTTGTTAAAACTGTAAATACTGATGTAGTAGAAATTACAGCAAAGATTAATACAAACCAAAGTTGGTTAGATAAAGCCAAGTCCAGTGATTTATCTATTAAAGAACTAGAAGAAGTTCCAGTAGTAAAAGAACTTGATTTGCGTGCAGAACTTATTCAAATAGAGAATTTAACTGAAAGCCTAACTAATATAGAGGCTACAAATAAAAAGATTACTCGTAATAATGAGTATAAAGCACTACAAGCAAAAATTCCTTTAGAGGAGTTAAGTGTAGAGCTACCAGTAGTAAAAGATGTATCAAAAGAGAGTGAAGAATACGCAGGTATTCAACATACTATTAAGTCAGCAAAATCCTTTATTAGTAAGATGGGGAAGCTTAATGATAAATGTCCAACGTGCTCACATGAGATTGATAATACCAAAGCTAGAGAGCTTTTACTGGAACAAGAAACGCAAATCAGAATTGCAGAAGAAAGAGGAACAGAGCTCTTCAGAATTATTGAAGCAGCCGAGCAAGACAGAAAATGGGTTGAACGAGTAGCTAATTATAAAACAGAGTATGAGAACTATAATGCACTTATTGACCCTACTATGCCCGAGGCTCTACAAGATAAGCGTATTACAGAGCAGACTATTAAGAATTTAAAAGATGAAATACACCATGCGCAAAGAAATATTAAACTACAGCAAGAAGCTGTAGCAGATATTATTGCTAAAAATACTAAGATAGCTGCACATAATACTAAAGTAGAAGTTATTACTGAGCAAATGGCTGCGTATAGTGCGGAATTACTTGATTTAGGCAATAAGTTATCAGTATTAGAAACACGCCTAGCTACACTTCAACTACTACAAAAGACATTCAGTACTAATGGTTTAGTAGCCTATAAAATTGAGTGTATGGTTAAAGATTTACAAAATCTTACTAATCAGTACTTAGCTGAATTAAGTGATGGTAGGTTTCAAATTAACTTTGTAATGGGTGCATCAGATAAATTAAATGTAGTTATAGTAGATAATGGTACAGAGATAGATATTTCTGCTTTATCTAGTGGTGAGCGAGCTAGAGTTAATACAGCTACTCTTTTAGCAATTCGTAAACTAATGCAAACCCTATCAGCTGTACGAATTAATTTATTGGTACTTGATGAAACTATTGATAACCTTGATGTAGATGGTAAAGAGCGTTTAGTAGAAGTTCTACTAAAAGAAGAGCATCTTAATACTATTTTAGTATCTCATGGATATAGTCATCCTCTAATAGAGAAAGTTTCAGTAATTAAAGAAAATAATATATCTAGGATTGAGTAATGTACTTAAATATGGAGCACGTTAGGCAGGACTTTTTTATGTCTTGTAGAGAAAAAGGGTTTGATAAAACTCTTGATGATTTATGTAGGGAGATGTACCGACTAGGTATTGCTGACGGAGAGGGTACTGTAATATATACTGATGGTACTAATGACCATATTATAATGTCTAAAGGGATACCTAAATATGGCAGTAGATAGTAGAGCTAAAGGCGCTAGAGCAGAGTCTGATATAGCTAAAGTACTAAAAACTAAAACTGGTTTAGATTTTAAACGAGTACCGCTTAGTGGTGGTTTACATGCCTCCCACGGTTTAAAGGGGGACCTATACTTAGCCAATAGTTTGAATATTTACTGTATAGAAGTAAAACACTATAAAGATGACCACTTCACAAGTAAAATACTTACAGATAAAACCCCCCAATTATTAGAATGGTGGTTGCAAACAATTAGAGAGTCAGCACAGATTAGTCGTAAACCTCTGCTAATATATAAGTTTGACCGTAGTAAAATATTCGTTGCATTTAGAGACCCCCCAAGTACAGATGATTATAGATATGCATTTTTAAACATAGATGGTCACCAGTTATTTACTGCAAAGCTAGATGATTGGCTTGAGCATGAAAAGCCGAGGTTCAATTGAGTAAAAGTTTTAGCGATATGAATGAGCTAGAAGATAATTGTGTTATGATAGTGGATGGGCTTAATCTTGCTTTCCGCTATCTTCACGCAAAATCTACTACGTTCTGTGATGAATATATAAAGGTAATAGAGAGCCTTAAAAAATCCTATAAAGCATCAAAAGTTATTATTGCTTGCGACCAAGGTTCTAGTAGCTTCCGTAAAGGAATATACCCAGAGTATAAAGCTAATCGAGCAGCTAAGTACGAAACTCAGACCGATGAAGATAGAGAATTATTTGAAGAATTCTTTGCAGAGTTTAATCATACAATGGAAACAATAAATGAAGTATATCCAGTACTTAGATTTGACAAAGTAGAGGCTGACGATATTGCAGCGTATATTGTTCAAAAACTTCCTAATACTGCTACGGCTTGGCTAATATCTACTGACCGTGACTGGGACTTATTAATATCTGATAGAGTTAGTCGTTTCTCTTACGTTACTAGAAAAGAAACTACTATAGATAACTGGGAAGAACATTATGATTGTACTCCAGAACAGTATATTAGTATTAAATGTCTAAACGGCGACTCTGGTGATAATATTAAAGGGGTGGAAGGTATTGGACCCAAACGTGCTGCAGACTTAGTAAAACAATATGGTTCTATATTTGATATTATTGCTGAATTACCGATAGCAAGTAAGTATAAATATATTACAAACTTAAACGCAGCTAAAGATACACTTATCCTAAACTGCCAATTAATGGACTTAGTCACTTATTGTACAGACGCAATAGGAGATAAAAATTTAGTAGAAATAGATAGAGTACTGGAGGAAGTTTTTAATGCTAATAACTAATACTATGATGGTTAAATTAACCGACCCTAAACTGAAGCCGACTAGGGCACATGCTACAGATGCCGGAGCTGACCTAAAATCCTCTGCTAAGCACGTTATCTATCCTGGAGAAATAAAAACTGTTGGTACTGGTGTAGCGGTGAAAATTCCAGAAGGCTTCGTCGGCTTAGTTTTCAGTAGGAGCGGAATGGGAAAAAGTGGAATAACTCTGGCAAATTCAGTAGGAGTTATAGACGCAGATTATCGTGGCGAAGTAAAAGTTATGTTACAAAATTCCAGCGATAATCCGTATTCTATTGAAATAGGCGATAGGATTGCTCAACTAGTGGTTACGCCTATAGTTACTCCAGAGTTTATCACTTTTGAGGGTGAAGAAGAGGATTGGAATACTACTGCAAGAGGTACTGGCGGCTTCGGGAGTAGTGGTAAACAATGAATTCTAAAGAGGTAGTAGAATTAGCAGTACAACTTGAACAAGGTTCTACAGTATGCCCAAATTTATGTCATGTAGATGTATGGAAAGAAAAATGCATAACCTGTAATAGAACATTAGACCAAATAAAAGAGAGTATAAATGACCGTAAAGATTGATTTAAGCCGAGACGCTCTATTTGATGAATTAGGACTAAAACGTCTTAAAGAATCTTATATGACTAAAGAAGAGCACTCCCCACAGGAACGCTACAAAAAAGTATCCTCTACCTTTAGTAGTAATACTGCACATGCCCAGCGTCTATATGACTATGCTAGTAAACACTGGCTATCTTATAGCACGCCTATTTTAGCTCATGGGCGTAGTAAGAAAGGATTACCAATCTCATGCTTCTTATCTACTAATGAAGATACTACTAGTGGTCTAATTGATACTCTATCAGAAACTGCATGGCTATCTGTTTCTGGAGGTGGAGTAGGTATTACAATGAATACTCGTAGTGCTGATGATAAATCAGTTGGAGTTATGCCCCACCTAAAGATTTATGATGCGCACTGTTTAGCATATAAACAAGGCTCTACACGTCGTGGTTCTTATGCAGCTTATTTAGATGTTAGTCACCCAGATATTATTCAGTTTATTGAAATGCGTAAACCTACTGGAGACCAGAATATACGCTGTATGAATTTACATCATGGCGTAAATATAACAGATGACTTCATGGAAATTATTGAAGCTTGTATGGAGAATCCAGACTACGATGACTCTTGGGAGTTGAAAGACCCTAATGGTAAAGTTATACGCACTACCTCTGCTAAAGAGATTTGGCAAAAAATTATTGATACACGGCTTCAAACTGGAGAGCCCTACCTACATTTTATTGATACTGCAAATGATGCTTTGCCAAAGTGGTTAATCAATCAAGGTTTACGTATTAATGGGTCTAATCTGTGCCAAGAGATTGAACTACCTACTAACGAAGATAGAACAGCAGTATGCTGCTTATCTAGCCTTAACCTAGATTACTGGGATGAATATAAAGACAATCAGTTATTCTTCCAGGATGTACTAGAAATGTTAGATAATGTACTTACTACGTTTATTGAAGATGCTCCTTTAGAACTACATAGAGCTATCTATTCCGCAGAAAATGAGCGTTCAGTAGGTGTAGGTGTACTAGGCTTCCATAGTTACTTACAATCTAAAAATATTGCTATAGAGTCACCTCAAGCAAGAGCTGAAAATCTTAAAATATTTAGTACTATGGAAACTAGGTTGCAAGAAGCCAATGCATTACTAGCTAAAGAACGTGGAGAAGCTCCTGATGCCGAAGGATATGGAGTAAGATGTAGCCATGTAATGGCGGTTGCGCCTACAGCCTCTTCAAGTATTATTATGGGAAATACTTCTCCTAGTATCGAGCCTTTCCGTGCTAATGCATATAGACAAGATACTCTAAGTGGTGCATTTCTTAATAAGAATAAACATTTAGATAAAA